GGACGCACTAAAAGAAATACCAAAAGATCAGTTAACTACTGCAAATCTTGACACTTTAATTGCACAATCAGATTCCGGTACTGAAGTATTAAATGCATTAACAAAAGCAGGCGGAACAATAGCAGCAACCGCACAAGGTGCTCTTGCAACAGTAGACGACACTGCTAAAAATGCACAAAAATCAAAGCCAGTCGACGCAGAAACTAAAAAACAACTTGAATTAGATCTTAAAGGCGGAAGTGATGCGAAGCCAGTAGATAAAAACTTTGACAAAAGTCAAAAACTATCAGACTTTGGTGCTGTAGGAGACAAAGCAGAATCAATGTCAATGGAAGACCGCTTTGAATTATATCTAGCAGAAGCAGACCCTGCACAGGGCGAATTACCGCTAAACAATCCTAATACACTAGGTGCTAAACTAAAACGTGGAGCAGGAAAATTAGCAAATAAAGCAGCTGGCGCTGCAGGCCAAGCAGCAGGTGCTGTAGGTGGTAAGATTAAACAAACTGCAAAAAATGTAGGTAATAAAGTTACTGCTGATAAACTTACTAAAGCCTGGACTAAGATGGGATCACCATTAGATTCAGGTAGTATTGCAAACATACTAGCAGATGCAGGTATGAGCAATGATCAAATTAAATCTATCGGACAAACATCTAAAGTTGAGCTAGAACCTACATCAAGTACGGATACAGCACAAAAAGGTGCGGATTCGAAACAACCAGCAGCTAAAAAAGCGCCAGGTGTCAAAGACGAACCTATTGCAAAAGGCACAGTAATTAATAAAGGCGGAAAAGATTACGAATGGGCAGGCGCTCTTTGGGTCGATGCTGCAACTAAAAAGCCATTAGGTGTACAAGCAAGTTATGATATGGGATTGCCTAATCCTAAGTTTACAGCAATTATTAATGCTGCTAAGAAAGATCCTGAATTAGCAAAACTTATCAAAGCACAGTTAGTATCTAAAGGTGTTAAAGCAGGAACAGCCGGAGCAGCAAAAGCTCAACAAGCCGGTGTTAAAGGAACTGAAAAACTTAAAACTGCTTAAAAGAACGGCAGTTGTGTTTTCTTAGTAATTTCAATATTCTCTTCGACTATTTTACTAATAATTTCTCTTTCCTCAGGTCCGAGGTAGAATGCTTCTTCATAAGAAAGTCCTCCGCGCATATACCAACATAGTTTTGTAAGCTCGTGCTTTAACTGTTTAGTATTTTGCTCGAGGACCTTTACTTCGGCTAGGATCTCTGGAACGGTCCAGTTCAGGATCCTGATGCGAAAAAATTTGACTGATCAAACGTAATAGGAATTAAAAATGTTGCCGGAGCACCATTAGCAATATCCTCAGGAGTTGATTGAACTTCCATCGGTTTAATTGTATACTTGTCTTTCTGCGTATTCAAATGATCCATAACATTATTGAAAAAGTCTTTGTCTGCATTTTTCATAAAGTCTTGAATATGATCTCTATTAGTAACTTCTTCTTCGCCTACTACAATTTTATCAATTCCTTGCACAATCATGTCAACTGTTAATTGTGTAAGTTTAGTAAATGAATTAGTAAACGCTTGTAGTTTATCTTCGTCTGAAATACTTTCATCATTAACTAGATTAAAGATACGTTGTTCTTCAAATGTTTTTAATGCATTCTTAGTAAACTCTTGATAAGTTAAAGGACGGAGGAATATTGTAAGATCCCCGGCGGTAACAACATTATCATAAACTAAATTTGAAAACTCGTCAAGAACATCACGTAAGTTTAGTTCGTATTCTCTTTCTTCACCAGTAACTGGCACTTTTGTGGTCATTGTCAAACTTTCACCGTATGTTGCCATTCTAATAGCAACTAACGCAGCGTCAATATCTATACTTGGCATAATCCATGCATTTTTAATTGCAGGAATACAACTTTGTATAACATCAACTGTTGCTTGACCGTTTAATAATGCATCAGGTGTCTTAAAAGAAAGTTCATCTTTTGCCGTCATTGAAAATACTTCTAGTTCTCCAGTCTCAGGAACATCAATTGATCCTGGTGGATAAAACTTATACTCAGAAGGTAGAGTAACATGTAGTTTTGCTTGTCTAAAATACTTCTTAAGCGGATTATTTTCATTGCCCGCATTAGGATTAAATTTTTGCATTGTTTTCTCCGTATAAATACATTATGTAAATATGTATCTCTTTTATTTATGTGCGTATATAACTAGGACCTAAAAAGAATGGCTGAAGAAGTAAAAATTGTTGACGTTGCTGGTGGACCAGCAGCAGAAGCTACATTACAAGAACTACTAAAAGTAATGAAAGGCGGAGCTGGGGGCGGCGGCGGAGGATCTAGTGATGCAGCATCTAAAGCATCTGATTTATACACAACAGCAGTAACTAGGGGCACTAAATCACAAGCAAAAAATACTAAAGGACTTGATAAAAGTACCACAGCACTAGAGAAAATGGCTGGTGCAGTGAGCTTTCTTGCTACTGGTGCATTTGGACTTCTTCAAAAGACTATTGGCAGCGTTATTGGAGTTGGTGTTAACCTAATAAAAGCATTTGGTGACGGAACTGGCACATTAACCGATATGGTAAGTGCGATACCCGGTATCGGAAGCATACTTGGAATGTTTACAGGATACTTAGATAATACATTAACAGTATTCCAACAATTATCAAGTTCAGGTGCAAGTTTTAATAATAACTTGACATTATTAAGAACAAGTGCAGCAGGAGCAAAGGTTAGTTTAGAAAGTTTTGCAGGACTAATAGGCCAGAATACTGAAGGTTTAGCAGCATTTGGTGGTACTGTAACACAAGGTGCCATAATGTTTGGTAAAGCAAGAAAGGCTCTTAATAGATACGAAGGCGACCTATTAAATATGGGCCTAACCTTTGAAGAAATTAACGAAGGGTTAATGGACTATATGACTCTTAATAGAGCAGGTAGTCGAGGACAACAACAAGATATGGCAGCACTTGCTGAAGGCAGTGCAATGTATAGTAAAAGTTTGTTGACATTGTCTAAACTAGCAGGCAAAGACATAAAAGCACAAAAAGAAGCACTTGCTGCTAAACAAAATGATATTGCATTCCAAATGCAACTTGCAAAATTACGTCCTGAAGAACGTGCAAAGGTACAAGCAGGTTTAGCAGAAGCATTAGCTGCTGGTGGCGATGTTGGTGCAGAATACTTTAAACAACAGTTCTTAGGAATGCCACCATTGACTAGTGCAACACAGATGTTTGTGGCAACAATGGGCGATAGTGCTACTGCAATACGATCTATGCACGAACAAGCAACAAATACCGGCGTTACAATGGAACAATTTAGTGCAGGAACAGCAGGAAGACTGGCAGACTTTATTGAAGGGCAAGCAAATGCCGGTAAGAGTATGGAAACTATGCTAATGGCAGCAGGCGCAGGACTAGATGGTCCTGCAGGCGAAATTGCTCAAATTATGAACGATATGGGCATAAAGTTTACTGACTATACAGACGCTAACGGTAATTTTAACAGAGCAAAGTTTTTACAAGATGCTGAAGCTGCACAAAAAGAAAACGACAAGCGTGACGAAGCAGCTAAAGGATTGTTAGCATTTCAACAAACATTAAGAAATATTAAAGAAGCCTTTGAATTAAACGTTGTTGCACCTATTACTAAAGCAGTCGGTCCGCAATTAACTAAGCTATCTGATTTGTTTAAGTCAACTTCTGAAGGTTCGTTAAAGACAGCAATGGACAAAATTGGAGTAATGATAACTCAATTTACTACTGATATAGAAAATTTTGGTATTGGTACGGCACTTAGTAATTTAATGTCAAATATAGGAACCGCGGCAAAACCTGTATTTGACAGTATGATCGATAGTTTAAAAGCAATGATATTTGGTCAGAGTGCAGAAGAAGTAAAAGCAGATTTAGAAAAAACTCAAGCATCATTAGGCAATACTAGAGAAAGTATTGCAAAGCAAATAGCTGAATTAGACACAGAGATAAAAACAGTTGAAGGTGCAAATACTGAAGGTGCTCAAGCACAATTAGCAGCTCTAAAATCGCAATTAGGAGAAGTTGATAGACAAATAGCTGAAACATCTACTGAGATGGAAAATGCCGAAGGTAGCGGCGGAATGTTTGGCGGTATGTTTAGCACTATTTGGGAATCCATAAGCAATATGGACTGGAAAACAGTAGCAATATCACTAGGCGTAATGGGTGCAGCTATTGTTGCATTAGGATTTGTAGCAAAACCTGTGGTACTTCCATTAATTGCAATTGGTGCAGCAGCAGCAGGTATTGGTATTGGTGCTAGTGGCATTGCAGATTTAATTGATTCAATTACAGGTTCAGTTGGAAAGTTAGCTGACGGACTTAAAAAGTTTGAAGATCTTGATTCAGGTAAACTACTTGATGTAGGCACATCATTAGGTCCTCTTACAGCGGGCATTATGGATCTTGCCAAAGGCGGAATTGTTGCAAGTTTTGTTAGTGAAGGTGCATTAGAAGGACTAGCAGCAGGAATTAAATCGTTTGAAGGATTAGATGCTGCAGGACTTACTCCGATTGGAGCAGCAATACAAGGTCTCGGCGATCCTATTAAAGAAATAGCATCAGCAGGGTTCTTTGCTAATTTTGTAAGCGACGGAGCATTAGAAGGTCTTGCTAAAGGTGTTAAGTCCTTTGAAGGCTTAGATGTTAAAGGATTAACAGCAACTGGACCAGCACTAGCAGCGTTACAACAAGGTATTGCTGCATTTACAGGTGACGGCGTACTTGATAGTGTAAGCAAAGGTGTAGGCGGATTTATTAGTAGCTTGTTTGGTGGCGAAGAAGGACAATTTGATGCACTAATAGAAGGACTTAAAAAGTTTGAACAAGTAAATGCTGATGCAATACACAAAGTTGGAACTGGTTTACAAGGACTTAATGAATTTGCATCTTCAGATGTAAACTTAGGTGAAATTAATCTAAGTGCTGACGGATTACAAAGATTAAATGATATTACCAAAACACTTGACAGCGATGCAATAACCAAGTATAATGAAGCATTAGAGAAGTTAGTTGCAGTACTAGGCGAATTAAACACTGAACTAGGTGGAGCCAGTACTCCTGGAGCTACAGGCGGCACAACTGCTGCATCAGGCGGTGGCGGTGCTATAGATAATATGAGTAATTTAGGCGGAAACAACGAAGAAGCAATTAAAAATAGAATGATATTAGCACAAATTTTAACCGAGTTACAGTCCGCGAATAAATACAATAAGAAAACAGCAGCTAATACATCAGACAATTTGCACACGGGAATAGTATAAATGAGTTGGAAAAAACACTTTACGCCAGTAAAAACTGGTAACAATCCGGAAGGCGCATATAGTCCGTTTACCAGAGCAGGCACAGGCGGCAGTGCCGGTCCAGCCCGCACTAACTATTCATCATATTTGCCAGATGTATATGTAGGTAGTCCTAACCGTGTTGAACGTTACGGACAATACAATACAATGGATTTAGATTCAGAAGTAAATGCTGCTCTTGATATTCTTGCTGAATTCACAACACAGCAAAACAAACAAAATAAAACGCCATTCTTAATAGACTTTAAAACTAAAGCAACTAATTCAGAAGTTACAATTATACAACAATACTTGCAACAGTGGAGTAAATTACAAAACTTTGAAACACGTATGTTCCGCTTAATGCGTAACGTATTTAAATACGGCGATGAATTTTTTGTAAGAGATCCAGAAACTAAAAAATTATTTCATGTTGATTCTGCAAAAGTTACAAAGATTATTGTTAACGAATCAGAAGGTAAAACACCTGAACAGTATGTAATTAAAGACTTTAATTTAAACTTTGCTGAAATGGTAGCAACAACGCCATATCAAACAAACGGCAATGTAACTGGTGGTGGCGATGGCTATTTACAAGGCGGCGTTCGCGGCATGGTTGGAAACACACAAACAAGTGCAGGCGGAAGCAGATTCCAAACAGGCGAAAACGAAATATCAGTTGATGCAGAACATATTGTACATTTAAGTTTATCAGAAGGATTAGACTTAAATTATCCGTTTGGTAACAGTCTATTAGAAACAGTATTTAAAGTATTCAAACAAAAAGAATTGCTCGAAGATGCGATTATTATATATCGTGTACAAAGAGCTCCAGAAAGAAGAGTATTCTACGTTGATGTGGGCAACATGCCTTCACACCTTGCTATGCAATTTGTGGAACGTGTTAAGACGGAAATTCATCAAAGACGAATCCCATCGCAAACGGGGGGTGGCCAAAATGTTATAGACTCAGCTTACAATCCCCTATCAATTAATGAAGACTACTTCTTCCCACAAACTGCTGAAGGTAGAGGATCTAAAGTTGAGACACTACCAGGCGGAACTAACCTCGGAGAAATTGATGACCTTAGATATTTTACTAATAAGCTCGTACGTGGCTTACGAATCCCTAGTTCATACTTACCGACCGGGCCTGATGATGGAAATTCTCAGTACAGTGACGGGCGAGTTGGAACAGCCTATATACAAGAATTAAGATTTAATACATACTGTGAACGTTTACAGAATTTAGTAGTTGAAGAATTTAATCAAGAATTTAAACGTTACATTTTAGAAAAAGGTGTAAACATTGACACAGCAATGTTTGATGTTAGATTTCAGCCACCACAAAACTTTGCAAGTTATAGACAAAGTGAAATTGATAATGCACGTATTCCTACATTTACGCAAATGAGTGCAATTCCATATGTGTCAAATAGATTTGCAATGAAACGTTTCTTAGGTATGAGTGATGAAGAGATTGCTGAGAACGAACGTATGTGGCGTGAAGAAAATGATGAAAACTTGCAAACACCAGGAGCAGATGCAGCAGGCGAAATGCGCGGCGCAGGTATAAGTTCAGCAGGTATAAGCTCAGACCTTGGTAGTGTTGAAGATGCTACTGGAGAAGAACCCGATCCAACAATGGGCGGAGATGAAATGGCAGGCGCAACAGCAGAACCTGGGGCAGAAGCACCAGCAGCACCGGCAACGGACCAAACGATATAAATACTAACATGATACTAAGAGAACTATTTTATTACGACAAAGAAACTTTCGAGCCAATCGAAGATGAGAGCTATGACGAGCGTGATGATGATTCACCCCTTGAATATAATGACACTCGTAAAACACGGTTAACATTACGTCAAATTAATAAAGTTCGTAGAGCAGCAGAGTTACATACAAAAGAACAAGATAAAGAATTAGACTTTGTTCGTCAAATGTATGGAGTTGCAGCCAATGCTGAAGCCGGTATTTAATATCAAACGTAAATAAATCCATACAGCAAAGAATATGGATTTTAGATGGCAAAAATAGACAAGTCTCAATTCACTAAAAAAGAGTGGCACAAAATACGAGAAGAACGCCGTCAAGAAAAACGTCTTAAAACGTTATCACAATCTATAGATCCTATCAATAAATCTTCTAATAATATTGCTTTTGTACTAGGAAACGGTACAAGTAGAAAGTCTATTGACTTAGAAAAAATAAAAAATATTGCAAAAGTTTATGCTTGTAATGCAGTTTATAGAACATTTCAACCTGATTATCTAGTTGCAGTTGATGTTAAAATGGTTCTTGAGATAAACAAAGCAGGCTATCAACATAAGAATACAGTATGGACTAATCCTAACAAATCGTACCAAAGAATTAAAAATTTAAATTTTTTTAATCCGTCAAAAGGTTGGAGTTCAGGACCAACAGCATTATGGTTAGCAGCGGAACATGGATACGAAACAGTGTATATACTAGGCTTTGATTATAAAGGATTAAGCCAAGGTAGACTATTAAATAATATATATGCTGACACTGCAAACTATAAAAAATCAACTGATAGTGCAACATTTTTTGGTAACTGGATGCGTCAAACCATAGCAGTAGTAAAGCAAAATCCTGAAACTAAATTTGTTAGAGTTATAGCATCTGATAATTATGATCCTGACGAACTAAATACATTTGACAATTATAATACTATGTTTATTGAAGATTTTGTAAAAATCTTTAATATTTTATAGCATCTTTCCAAAACGAGCCGTTTTTCACCTATATCTACGTACATTTGTGTATAAATAGTAAATACAAATGACAGCCTTACCATAGGTAACAATTTTATTATTAGGAGAAAACAATGGCAGATCGCAATAAGTTTGAAGAAATGCTCGAGCGTCTTATCAATGAAGATAAGTCAGGCGCTGAAGAGCTATTTCACGAGATTGTCGTAGAAAAGTCAAGAGACATCTACGAAGGTCTATTAGAAAATGATTTAGAAGAAGTAACAGACGAAGAAGTTGATGAAACAACAGACGAAGAAGTTGATGAAGCTACGGATGAAGAAGTAGATGAGACTACTGACGAAGAAGTAGACGAAGGATTCGACTTAGACGAATTTGAAGTTGAAGCTGACCCAATGGACATGGGCGGCGATCCTGCAGATGACATGATGAGTGACATCGAAGACGCAGGCGACGAAGAAGAAGGTGAAGAAGGTGAAGAAGGCGATGTTGAAGATCGTGTTGAAGACCTAGAAGATGCACTAGATGACCTAAAAGCTGAATTTGAAAAAATGATGGCTGGCGACGAAGGCGGAGATGACGAAGCTGAAGACGATATGGAAGCTGGTGATGAAGATGACGATTCAGAAGAAGAGTCATTTAACTTTGGCGAAGCTGAAGAAGACACAGAAGAAGCAGTAGAAGAAGCAACTGACGAAGACGAAGTTGAAGAATCTACAGAACCAAAAACAGCTGGCGAAGAAATGCGCGAGTATGTTGAAAAAGTATCCGCTAAAATGGGCGACAACGGTGCAAACTCGAAGTCAACTGTAGCTGGCACTAACGATATGGGCGGAGACGCTGGTAACTTAGTACAAGGTGGCGAAGAAACTGGTAGAACAGCTGACTCTGCAAAAGATGAAACTGCTGGTAACGTAAATGTACCAGGTGGTAAAGCATCGAAGTCAATGAAAGCTCAACCAAAAGGCCATGGCGCAGAGAAAAAAGGCGCAGGCGAAAGTGCTGACAATAAAAAATCGACTGTTGGCAAGTAATAAGGAAGTTTAGATGAAAAACTTACGAGAGCATTTGACATTTGACCAAGCTAATATGGTCGTTGAGTCTACTGAAAATCCCAACGGGGGAAAAGACCTTTATATGAAAGGTATTTGTATACAAGGCGGAGTGCGTAACGCAAACCAACGTGTGTATCCTGTTAATGAGATTGGAAGGGCTGTCAAAACTCTCAATGATCAAGTAAGTGGAGGATACAGTGTTCTCGGTGAAGTTGATCATCCGGAAGGCCTTAATATTAACTTAGATCGTGTAAGCCATATGATCACAGATATGTGGATGGATGGACCAAACGGTTACGGAAAGTTAAAGATTTTACCTACCCCAATGGGGCAGTTAGTCCAAACTATGCTAGAAGCTGGCGTCAAACTTGGCGTTAGCTCTAGAGGTTCGGGTAACGTATCAGAAGACGGCAGTAATGAAGTTTCTGATTTTGAAATAATCACTGTGGACGTTGTGGCTCAGCCAAGCGCCCCTGGTGCATATCCTACACCAATCTACGAACATTTAATGAATGCACGTGGCGGGATGAAGGCATACGAATTAGCACAGGCAACAAAAGAAGATAAAAAGGCACAAAAGTATCTAAAGGAATCGTTGGTTAATATAATCAACAAACTCCAATAACGAGGAGAAAATAATATGTTGGATGCACTAAAAACACTTTTTGAAAACGATGTAGTTTCAGAGGAAGTGCGCAACGAAATTCAAGAAGCTTGGGACGCGAAGATCAAAGAAAATCGTCAACAAGCAACTGCTGAATTACGTGAAGAGTTTGCTCAAAAATATGAGCATGATAAAGGAACTATGGTTGAAGCCATTGATTCTTTAGTATCTGAGCGTTTAGCAGAAGAAATTGCTGAATTTGCTGAAGATCGAAAGCAGTTAGCAGAAGCCCGTGCAAAATATGCAGTAGCTCAACGTGAAAACGCTGAAACACTAAAAGGATTTGTTATGGAGCAACTAACTAAAGAAGTTAGTGAGCTACATGCAGATCAAGTAGCAATGGCTGAAAACTTCGGAAAACTTGAAGAATTTGTTGTTGAATCACTTGCAAAAGAACTTGCAGAGTTCCACGAAGATAAAAAAGACTTAGCTGAAACAAAAGTACGTTTAGTACGCGAAGCTAAGACACACTTCGCTAAAGTTAAAACTAACTTTATCGAAAGAAGTGCAAAAGCAGTATCTGAGACTGTTGATAAAGCTCTTAAGAGCGAAATCGGCGGACTTAAAGAAGATATTGAAGTTGCACGTAGAAATGACTTTGGTCGCAAACTATTTGAAGCATTTGCTTCTGAGTATGCGGGCAGTTACTTAAATGAAAAGTCAGAAACAGCTAAACTAATGACCGTTCTTGAAACCAAGGATGCTCAATTAGCAGAAGCAAAAGCATTTGCAGCAAAGGCAAAAACATTAGCAGAAGCTCAGGCAACTGAGAAGAAGCGTTTAGTCGAAGCAGCAGAACGCAAAGACACACTTAATGAACTTACTGGACCTTTATCAAAAGACCAGAAAGAGATTATGATAGATTTACTGGAATCAGTTCAAACACCTAACTTACGTAAGTCGTTTGATAAGTACCTATCGGCAGTAATTGACGGTAATACTCCAGCCAAAAAGGCAAAAATCACAGAAGGCAAAGAAATTACAGGCAACCGTGAAATTATTTCACAAACTAACGTTAGTAGACAAGCAGACGAAAAAGACAACTTAGTTGAATTTAAACGTCTAGCTGGAATATAATTATAGGAGATTAATATGTCGGAACTACTAGAAAGTCGCTGGCAGGAGACTAAAGGTGCTCTATTAGAAGGCTTAGCAGGTAATAAAAAATCTGTGATGGAAAGTACACTGGAAAATACCCGCAGGTATTTGTCAGAGAGTGCTACAGCTGGAGCAACTTCTGCAGGCAATGTCGCAACACTTAATCGTGTTATTTTACCAGTCATTAGACGTGTAATGCCAACCGTTATTGCAAACGAATTGGTAGGTGTACAACCTATGACAGGCCCAGTGGGCCAAATCCACACGTTGAGAGTACGTTATGCAGATGCAGTAAACTCAACAAATGGAACGGATACTACAGCAGGCGAAGAAGCATTAAGCCCATTCAAAATTGCTGAAGCGTATTCAGGTGCATTAGATGATAAAGCAGCTTCAACAGCAGCTTTAGAAGGTGCTCCAGGAAACAAACTTAGTATTCAAATCTTGAAGCAAACTGTTGAAGCTAAATCACGTAAGCTATCAGCTCGTTGGACATTTGAGGCTGCGCAAGACGCACAGTCACAGCATGGCATCGATGTTGAAGCTGAAATTATGGCTGCTTTAGCACAAGAAATTACTGCTGAAATCGACCAAGAAGTATTAGCTTCTTTAGGTAACTTAGCAGGAACTTCAAACCAAGAAGCATACAACCAAGCTGCTGTAAGTGGTACAGCTACATTTGTTGGTGACGAACACGCTGCATTAGCTGTTCAAATCAACCGTGTTGCTAACACTATTGCACAACGCACACGTCGTGGCGCTGGTAACTGGGCTGTTGTGTCTCCACAGGCACTAACTGTTCTTCAATCAGCAACTACTTCAGCGTTCGCAAGAACAACAGAAGGTTCGTTTGAAGCACCTACAAACACTAAGTTTGTTGGTACATTAAACAATGCTATGAAAATCTATGTAAACACATACGCAGCTGATGACAGCAACGTATTAGTTGGATACAAAGGTTCATCTGAGTCAGATGCTGCTGCATTCTACTGCCCATACATTCCATTGATGAGTAGTGGTGTAGTACTAGACCCAGATACATTTGAGCCAGTTGTAAGCTTCATGACACGTTATGGTTATGTAGAGCTTAACAACACTGCGTCATCTTTAGGTAACGCAGCGGATTATCTTGGTACAGTAACTATGGCGGGAATTTCATTCTCGTAATATTACTTAGGTAATTGCAATACTAAAGGGCGGCTTAGGTCGCCCTTTTTTTATGACTTTTTTTTAAAAAAGTGGTTGACATTTGTTTTAATGATGTTATATTAGTTACATAAGTTAGGCGACGGTCTAAGTTAGATAGTGCAAGGAACGGTGTTGCGTAGTGACACAACTTGGCTAGTAGCTGTAGTGGCAGCATATGATTGTAGAGATACAAAGATATGTTTTTGGAAGTAACTATCCGATGCTAGGCTCCTCCGAATTTAGCGAGAGCTACTAGGAGGTTGTTGGTATTCTCAAAGTCCAACCTATCACTTTTATTAAAAGTCTGATACTTAACTGTGTCAGGCTTTTTTCTTTTATGATAAATACATGTGTCAAATAGTGTGCCGCAAGGCGGACTTATGCTGTTTAACCCACAGCGTAGCTCATAGAACGGGCATAGGACTACTTTTTATAGGAGAAAAAAAATGGGAAGACCACTAAACAAAAGATTATTTGGAGCACCTACAGCAGGCGGATCTGAAATCAAAGTAAACTTTCATAATGACACAGCAGTCAAAGAAGGTTATATCGTAAAGCAAGTAGGATCGAAAAAATTTGTATGCGAAGAAATTGGCACAGCAGGTGAATTTACTTGTACGCTAACAACTGGTAAATTACCAGCAGCATTAGCAGCAGGCGAAATGGCTATTTCATTCAAAATGGATGATGCAGAAACATATACAGTAAGTAAAATTTCTGGACGCAAAGCAACATTGTCAGCACCAAGCGCAACAGGTACTAACTTGTATGACGGTGTAAGTGTAGCATGGAACTTTGCAGCATCTACAACAGATGGTGCAGCACAAGTTGAAGAAGCTGGTGACGATAATACATTAGTTGGAACAGACGACGACGACTTTACAGAAGACGCATAAGGACTAACTTAATGGAACGTCCTATAAACATCTTTTTTGATTTATTACAGTCATTAAAAGACTTAGTAGTTTCAGTTAAAATAGGAAACGCTGAGGCAACTCTTTACGGAGCTGTCTTAGCGCAACTATCTAGCTCAACTTTTAAAGTTAAAGATGATCAAGGTAATGAAGGTGTTTGTAAACTTGTTAATAAACAAGTTGATGAATTAGATAGTAACGAAATATCTATAATGGGTTATATTTTAAAAAGTTCGGCTTTTGTGTTTATTGCTTCAATAGCAAATAATATAATGACAGATTTTAAAAATATTTCTTACAACTTTGAAATTGACAACGATTCAACAGCAAGTATTGTATTGTTGACAGAGCAAGGATAACATATGGCAAAGTATCTTAATGTAGACGGAAATTATAAGATCACAGTAACTGACGGCGGAGAAATTCGTCTTGATCCAGGAAACGATGGAATAGTTCGTATAATAGGTGACTTACAAGTTGACGGTGATCAAACCACTATTAATAGTGAAGAATTAGTAGTTGATGATCCGTTTATTACACTCAACCGAGGAAATGTTTCCGGAAATCAGATAGTTGACGATGTTGCCGGAATACAAATTGATCGAGGCGGCCAAGATGCATTTTGGGTATTTGACGAAGGTATTACTGCACCAGGTGCAAACGGTATCAATGTTAACGGAGCCTTTGTTGGAAGAATAGGAAATGCAAACAACGGTGCGCTTACGCCTATTCGAACTAGTTCAATTGATACTGCTGGTGCCGACTTGTACTTAGTTAATCAAGGTACTGGTGTAGTAACAGTTCAAGGCTGTACTGACTACCACAAACAAATATTTGAATACACAACCGATGTAGCAGATCCTACTAATGATATTGTTGACTTTACAGCAGATCCAATTATTAAAGCAGGATACAACGATGCTTTAATAAATGCACAAGGGTTAGAAGATTACGTAGAAGGTTTCTTTGTTGGTAAGTTCCAGTCTAAAATTGAAAAAGACGACACTTTTGTAGCTGTACATGATGTTGATGCAGGAGATGCAGTTAGTGGTATTGAATTTACTATTGGCGGAACAACATCTGCAAACTTTTTTAATGATAGAACAGAACTGCAACATATTAAAATTCAAGATACTACAATTGAAACAACTTCACTTACAAGTGATTTAATACTTGGAGCACCGGGTGTAAATAGCGTACAAATTAATGATGTGTTATATATACCTCAAGGACCGTATCCGGGTGATGACGGAGTTGCTGGTGGAACATTTGCATTTGGTATAGATGCAGATGAATTAAATCCAGATGCTCCAACTGATGGTATTAAACTGTTTAGTAGAGCCGAAGGCGTAGCGGGCTCAAGTTTGTATTTCGTTAATGGCTACGGATCGCAAGACGAACTGGTAAGTAAAAAGAAAGCATTATTGTTTTCAATGATATTTTAGGAAGAAAAAATGGCAATACAATCAACACAAGTTGGCGGCGGAGACACAACAATACTAGAAGTTCCAGCAGGTAAAAGCTGGGCTGTAACTGCAATGTTGTTTTGTAATGTTGCTGTCAATCCACAACAAGAAATATATACAGATGGCGGAGATTCGTTTTTAGACTTACATTTCTGTAACGGCGGAGCAGCAGCAGGAGTAGATAACATGGTATTAAATAACATACCAATTCCAGCAGGCGAAACGTTTACATTTAATGAAGAAAAAATTATTTTAGAAGCAGGTGATATTTTAAGAGCATCATCTACATCTCCTACAAATATTACAGCAACCGTAAGTTATATGGAAGTCTAATGAAGTATATCAAGAGACAAACAACAAACGCTAGAGGAACTGGCTTAGGTAGAGGCATTCATGTAACTACTGTAGATAAAGAAGTGATTCTTGATAGCGAGAATGTTGTACTTGTCCCTAAGGGACGCACAGAAGATCGTCCTCAATTTCCAAAGAATGGCCACATGCGCTACAACACTGACGATAATCGTTTTGAAATATACGAAGCTGGTGCTTGGAATGGCGTTCGAAATGCAGCACCGTCAGCATATGCTCCTATTACTGTACAAAGTTTAGGTAATGGTGATGCTAGTGAAACTATCTTTGGCCCACTTGATAGCGGTGATCCTTTTTATCCTATTCCAGCCGCAGCACAAAACATTTTAGTATTTGCTGAAAATGTTTTTCAAATCCCTAATACAAACTATGATTTAGTTCAAAATCCAGCAGGCAAAGCAGCAGGTTGGTATATTGAATTTGCATCTCCAATTGATGCTGGTAAACCAGTAACAGCTATACATAACTTCGATAAGTAATTCTAATAAATACTGTGTCAAGGAGAATATTGAGTGGCACAAGTAGGTAGAATATCCGGTCCGTTATTAGAAGCAAACTTGTTAAGACAAGGCATTGCCAACGGAACTCAGGCCAATTTAAGTTTTAAAAATACAAATAGCGATCCAACACTTTTAAAAATTGATGTAGCTAACAATAGAATCGGTATTGCTGGTGTTGAATCTCCTGCAAATCGAGTTGAAGTGTTAGGAACTGTGAAAGCTGATGATGCACTTAGTACAACAGCTTTTCTTGGTAATCTTGAATTAACCACAAACAATATTAATACAGACAGCGGTGATATCTATTTAGATGCTGGAGAACATATACAAGTTACCAATCTTGAAACTGAACAATTTTATATTACTGACAACTATATTTCAACTAAAGACACAAACACTGATATTGATTTAAAATTTAATGGTACTGGTGAATTAGAAGTAAAATCTAATTTAGAAGTTTTTGGTAACTTAAACGCTGGCGGGAATATAACACTTGACGGCAACATAACCTTTGGCGATGCAGATACCGATAGTGTAGACTTTAACAGTGATGTAAATTCAAATATTATTCCTGATCAAACAGATACATACTCACTTGGAATATCATATAAATCTTGGGACGCACTTGACACAAGACTTGTAAACGGACAAGAACTTAATACTTCTACTATTAGCGTAAACGGAATTGACTTAACTAATAGAGCAGGAAATATAATATATGTTTCTAAAGACGGCATAGATACAAATGTAGGCGATCATCCAAATGGATCGTTACTAACTATTGAAGAAGCGATAGCAAGAGTTGATTCGAGTACAGCAGGACCGGTAACAATAAGGATTGCTCCAGGAGTATACGAAGAAAATTTACCTTTGGTTATACCTAGTGATGTTTCAGTACAAGGTGTAGATATTAGAAATGTTGTAGTGAAACCTGCGGCAGGTAGTGAAAGCAAAGATGTATTTCATGTTGATGATAACACAACAATTAGTGACTTAACAATTAAAGATTATCAATACAACAGTGGCAATAATACCGGTTATGCATTTAGATTTAGTCCAAACGCAGTAATTACAAACAGAAGTCCTTACATACAAAATGTAACTATAATTACAAGCGGCAGTGTAACTAGTGCAAGTGATCCAAGAGGATTTGACCAAGGCGATGCAGGTAAAGGTGCTTGGATTGACGGAGCAGAATTAGACAGTGCAAGTATTGAAGCAAGCATGTTATTTCACGCAGCAACATTTATTACACCAGGTGTAGATGCAATTACAATGACCAATGGTGTAAGAGTTGAATGGCTAAACTCATTTACATATTTTGCAAATAAAGGATTATATGCAGTCAACGGATCTACTGGTAGAACTGCATACGGAACTACTAATTACGGTGCAGAAGTTCGTTCAATTGGCTCAGCAAGTGTTTATGGTAATTCAGGTGCAGTAGCAGACGGTTCAGATACACTAATGTATCTTATTCAACATAATTTTGGTTACATTGGTGCTGGTAAATTTGTTGACAACGACGATAGTAGAGCAATACAAAGTCAAGAAGTAACCGAACTTAACAGTGGTAAAATTAATTTTGTAACTACAGATCACACAGGCGGATTTAGAATTGGAGACAATTTCTTTGTAGATTTTGAAACTGGAAATACTACAATTAATATTGATACATTAACTGTAAATCAATTTAATGCATTACGTGTTAACACAGGAGCAGACACTACTGTTATTGACGGAGCGTTTGTTGATACTGGTAATTTAATTCTTGCTAATAACCTTATACAATCTGACAGCGGAGATTTAAATCTAGCAAGTGCAACTGGTAAAATTAATTTACAAGATAATACTGACATAACAGGAAACTTAGGTATCAGCGGTGACTTTAGTTTCGGCGGCGCATTAAACATAGGCGGCGATCAGACAACTGATAGTCTTACATTTAATACAGCATTAGATCAAGATTTTAATCCGCATCAACATCAAATATTTTCATTAGGTTCGTTTGCTAAAAAATGGTTACAAACACACTTAGATAAAATAGAAACTCCCGACATTAACATATATGACAATGTAATTGAAACTACACAAACAGACGCAGATTTAGAGCTACGTGCAGCAGGCACAGGAAATATTCGTATTACTGATAGTGCTAGATTTACTAATAACGTAACTATTAACGGTACAACTAATATACTTGACAATTTAAGTATTACTGATAGTGTACTACCAATTGTAGGTGATGTCAATCAAACTGGCAACTTTACTATTAGTGAAGATGCCGACATAGGTCAAAACATCAATGTAGGCGCAAGTGCGCAATTTGAAGAAATACTAGTTGATGATAATTTTATTACAACAACCACTACAAACACCCCTTTAGAGCTACGTGCAGCAGGCACAGGCACGGTTAACTTACAAGATAGTGTCAATGTAACAAACAACCTAACAGCCGGCGACACGACTGCTACAAACGCTAATATAACGCTTAATGCTACCACAGACAACGCTAACATAGGTAGTATTGAAATAAATGATAATAATATTAGTGCAACATCAACAGATTCTAATTTAATACTAAATGCCGACAACGAAGTTAGAGTTACCGGAACTGATGTTGTGTTTGGACAAGACTTTACAGTAGCAGGACTTACTGATTTATTAGGCAGTACTACATCTATAACAGGGTCTCTAAACCACACGGGTGATAGAGGAACTAACACAGGCAATGATTTTACACTAAACGGCGAATTTACAGTTGACAATGTTTATATTGAAGATAACTTTATTACTACTACCTCAGGTAACTTAATATTAGAAGCAACTGGTAATATAGACGTTGACAGCAACAATGTTGAAATTGCAAATGATTTAGATGTTGATGGTATAACTAATTTAGATGTAACAAATATAAATGGTACACTAACACACGTTGGTGATAGAACACAAACAGGTGACTACAATATTGGCGGCGAACTAACTGTTGATAATGTTTATATTGAAGATAACTTTATTACTACTATTGCCGGCAATTTAACACTAGGTGCTACAGGTGATATAAATGTTGACGCTAATGATGTTGTAATTGCAAATAACCTAACAGTAAGCGGAACAACTAGTTTACAAGACACAACTATTACAGGTGCAGTAACACATACTGGTAACACTAATCAAACTGGAAATTTAAATATTGCTGGTGAAATTAGTAATGGCAACATATTATTTGAAGATAATTTTATTACAACTACTGAAACTAATTCAGACTTAGAATTACGCACTAGTGGTACAGGCGAAGTTATAATTGATCCTAGCGATACTGTAACAATTGATAATAATCTAACTGTTGGCGGCACACTAACATATCAAGGCGCATTGACTATTAATGGTGATGTTGCATTACTAGGAAATACACAAGACGGTAGTTTAACTGTTACTGATAATTTTGATGTTACAGGAACACTAGATATTAGTTCACAAGCACAGTTTGAAGATGTACGTATTGAAGATAATTTTATTACAACTACACAAAGTAGTAGTGATTTAGAATTACGTGCTAGTGGCACAGGTGAAGTACTTGTACCAAATAACAATGTACAAGTCAATAATAATTTATTTACAGCAAGTATATCAACAGTCGACATAACTGTAAACAATGATTTAGTCCTTAACGAAATTGTAATACCGCCTAGTATTATTGAAATAGACGATAACTTTATTAGCACCAAGGTATCAAATGCTGACTTAGAACTACGTGCAACTGGTGATGTTGTTGTTCAAGAAAATACTATTATAGAGCAAAACTTAACCGTAAACGGTGATACTAATCTACAAGACACTACAATTAACGGCACACTAACACAGGTTGGAAATACTACACAAACTGGCAATTATAATCTAACAGGCAATCTAACTGCTGGAATGTTAACAATGTCAAGACCATTACAGGTTGGCGACATTAATATTAGCGGAAATGTTGTTGAAACTATTGTTTCTAATTCAAACTTAGATTTACGTGCAGTAGGAACAGGACAAGTTAGGCTGCAAGAAAATGTAGATATACAAAATAATCTAACAGTACGTAATTTTAATGTTGATAGTATAAATGTTGCTAATAGTGTTGATTTAGAAATAATAGAACTTAGTACAGATGTACAGTTTGAAGATAATGTTATTACTACTACAAATACTAATTCTAATTTAGAACTTAGAGCAGCAGGTACTGGAAGTGTATTATTACAAAATATAGAAATTAATAATGATATTATCGGTACAAATATTGCCGAAGGCGACACTTTATCATTAACACTAGCACCTACAGAAGATTTAATAATTGATTCTACAGAGTCTCTTCAAATTCCTAAAGGCACAACAGCACAAAGAATACAAGCACAAGATACTTTCTTAGACGGTGGAGGAGCCTTAAACAGCAGCACTATACTAGACGGTGGAGATGCTACAACTGTATTTGGAGCAAGTGATACTATTTATAACTCGGGTTCTGCATTATTAACAACCTCAGGAAATATTGGCGACATAAGATTTAATACTGACGATAGCATATTTGAAGGCACTGGATTAACAAGCACAATATCACTAGGCGGCGTGTATTCAGAAAACACGAAAACCAACGTTACTGCTGATACAGCAACAAATACAATACAATTTGTAGTTAATTCAACAACGGTGGGAGAAGTTAACACTGATGGATTAGAAATACACGGTATACAAACTGATGATATACTTTTAGATAACAATATTATTAGTACAACAGTTTCAAATTCAGACTTAGATTTAAGAGCAAACGGATTAGGAAAATTAATTCTTGATGATCTGTCATTTAAAAACAATATTATTGACAATGACGGAAACAACTTAATTATTAAAAATACCGGCTCTGGATATTCAAAGATTTCAGGATCATACGGAGTTGTTATTCCTTCTGGAGCTACAGTTGTACCTAGCCCAGCTCCGCAAGTTGGAGACACTCGCTGGAATACAGCTGAAGATCAACTTGAAACATGGGACGGAACATCTTACGTAATTTCTACAGGTACGCAAGCTGCAATTACTGCCCAAGAATTTGATGATTTGTTGTTAGAATACACCATAATCTTTGGGTAAGCAACACCTTTTCTACATAATCGATAAATACTATTAATGCAAAGCAAGACCATTGTAGACCAACATATCTACAAGCTGAGCAGGACTAACTGTGGTTATCCGGCAAAGAGCGAAAGCTGAAAATTTGGGTAGAGGGACAGGATCCCCGTATTGAGGAGAAAAGATGAGCGCCATCGGTCGTATTAGCGGTCCGCTCTTAAAGTCGAACTTGATTCGTAATGGAATCGATTTAGCTTTTGAGACGGATTTATTATATCTTGATGTAAACAATCAACGCATCGGTATCAAAAACGCAACACCTCAATACGAATTAGACGTCACAGGTACAACACGTACAACAAATTTAACAGTTACTAATAGAGCAGATATTGGAGATGTAAATATCCAAGGTAATACCATCTGGAGTGATGGCCAATATCTTAATTTAGGTACCCTTGATAACATAGTTTACAACAATAAATTACGTGTAGACGACATTGATGTTGAAGGTAATGTCATTAGTACAAACGTATCAAATTCAAATTTAGAACTTCGACCAAATGGCACAGGTACTGTAGAAGTACTAGCAGATATGAATGTTAGCGGAAATATTCACGCAACTGGTAATATATCTGCAGACGGCAATATTACGCTGGGCGATGCTGACACTGATAATATTACATTTAATGCTGATGTTGCAAGTAATATTATTCCAGATATAGACAGAACGTATACACTAGGTACAGCAGGAACAGTATATTCAGAAGGCTCCACTTATACAGCAGGCGATATTACAATAACTGTAAACAACGGTACTGGAACATTATCTATACCAGCAGCCGGAGTTGCTTGGATAGACGATGTAGCATCAGAAACAACAGGATATTATTATCTAATAACACTAAACACAGTATCAGGTACTAGATATTCTGCAACTACTACTTCTGATTGGTCTGGAACAAATCCACAAACAGCAAGTGTATCTGTTCCAGATATTCCTAACGGAACATATAACGTTACACAACTACAAAAAGATGCTAAACGTTGGGACGATATTTGGGTTAGGTCTATTACTACTGACGGCGTTAATACTGGTAACATTAGTGTTGATGGTATTAATCTAACATTACGTCAAGGAAATATTTATTATGTTGCTGAAAACGGCGATGATTCACATTACGGTAATCATCCGCAAGATCCGTTTGCATCAGTAGCACACGCATTAAGCGTTGCAGCAACAGATGTTAGTAATGGCGAACTTGCTCCAACTATACATATTCTTCCAGGTGTGTACACAGAAACATTTCCGTTAACAGTTCCAGCAGGCGTTACAGTCAAAGGCGAAAGTTTAAGAAGTGTAAAAATTGTTCCTACAGTAGCAACACAAGATTTAGATGCATTTTTGCTAAATGGCGAAAGCACTGTAGAAGATGTCACAGTTGCAGATTTTTATTATAACAGTAGCAACGACACAGGATATGCTTTCCGTTTTGCTACAGGGTTTACTGTAACTAGTCGTAGTCCGTATATTAAAAACATTACAGTAATTACAAAAGGTAGCGTAACAAGTGCAAGTGACCCGAGAGGCTTTGCACAAGGTGATGCTGGTAAAGGCGCCCTAGTAGACGGCAGTGCCGCAACAACTAACAGTCGCGAAGCAGCAATGCTATTCCACGCAGCAACATTTATTACACCAGGTGTAGATGCACTTACAGCAACTAATGGTGCTAGAATAGAATGGCTAAATTCATTTACATATTTTGCAAATAAAGGCCTAAACGCATTTGACGGAACAACTGGATTAAGAGGCGACGGTAAAACACGTATTAGACTAAGTGGATTATCAGGAACAGCACCAGCAGCAAGTCAAACAGTTACATTTACTTCAACAGACAGTTCAACAGTAGTTGGCCCATTAACAATTGAAAGTGTTGAAAACGGCGATATACTTATTGTTGATGGTAAGAATACAGACTTAATTGGCTTTGACACAACCCCAGCAACTATTGCATTTAGTGGAGGCGGCTCTGCAACTACAATCGAAAATGTAGATGTACGAGACTTTGGTGCTGAAATTAGAATGATCGGTAGTGCTAGTGTTTACGGCAACTTTGGATTAGTAGGAGATGGTCCGGGCGTATTAGTTTATGCTATTGGACACAACCTAGCATATATTGGTAACGGAAAAGAAGTTACTAATGAAACAAGTACAGTTATTCAAGCAAACGAAGTAGTTGAAACAAATGATGCACAGATACGTTATAACTCGGTAGATCACAAAGGTGACTTTAGAGTTGGAGATTTATTTTATGTAAATCAAGATACAGGTAGTGCTGCATTTAGTGTTAGTGACTTTATTATTAACACAACTAATGGAGTTTCTTTTAATACAGGAAGCAATACTACATTTGTAGACGGAACTAAAATTGAAACAGGTGACTGGCGTATTAGTGGCAACACTATTCAAACTCTAACGCAAGACGCAGACTTTGCAGCAGTAAGTGGACAAATTAATTTATTAGACAACGTTGATATTACTGGTGATTTAGATGTCACAGGTAATGTAACTATTGGCGGCAACATTACAATTGGTGACGAAGCAAGTGATACTATTCAGTTTGTTGCAGGAATTGACAGTGATATTATTCCAAGATTAGATAGCACATATAGTTTAGGTACTGCTACAAAAACTTGGAGTAATTTGTATGTAAATCAAATCAACGTAGATAGTTTACAAATACGTGACAATTATATTACAACAACAGATTCAGACGCAGACTTAGAGCTACGTGCATCAGGCACAGGTCAAGTACTTGTACCTAGTAACAATGTACAAATAGATAATGATCTAACTGTAGATGGAACAGTTACACTTGCTAATACAGCTATTACAGGCACACTAACACTAGTTGGAGATTTAAATCAAACTGGAAATTATACGCTTACTGAAGATTTAACTGTTGGACAAAATCTAACTGTTGGTGCAGCAGCACAGTTTGAAGAAATATTAATTGATGATAATTTTATTACAACTACCACAAGTGATACAGATTTAGAATTACGTGCTAACGGAACTGGCGAAATACTTGTTCCTAATAACGATGTAAATATCACCAACAACTTATCAGTTACGGGCAACATTGGTGCTAATAACTTAACAGTCACAGCAAACATAACAGCAAATAATGCTAATATCGGTGATGTACAAATTAGCGGAACAACTGTTGAAGCAACTGCATCAAATGCAGATTTAGAATTACGTGCTAATGGCACAGGGGTTGTGACTGTTCCCACTAGTGATGTTGTATTTGGCCAAGCATTAACAGTTAACGGTACTACTGATTTACAAAGCGTAAACGTAAGCGGTGGCTTAGTGCATTTTGGTAATACTGTACAAACAGGTACCTTTACTCTTTCTGGGGGAGAGTTTACAAACGGCAATATTAGTATTGACGGCAACACAATTGAAACAACTGATACAAATTCAAACTTAGAATTACGAGCTAATGGTAGTGGTATTATTAGTATACCAACTAATAATGTTACAA